CCTCTCCGATTTAATCGAGGAGGCTTTTGAGCGTTGTGGTTCAGAGTTGCGTAGCGGATACGATATGCGTACCGCACGTAGGTCATTGAACTTATTGACGATTGAGTGGGCTAATCGTGGCATTAATTTGTGGACGATTGAGCAGGGCATCATCCCCATGAACACCAATCAGATCACCTATCCATTCCCAGTGGATACGATTGATCTACTGGATCATGTAACCCGTACTGGCACAGGACAGAACCAATCTGACCTGAGCATCACCCGTATTTCTGAGTCCACATACTCAACCATTCCAAACAAAAACGCTACTGGTCGCCCTATCCAAGTCTGGATTAACCGCCAGTCTGGCAATGTCAACCTGACAACAGCTACGTTATCGTCGACTATTACGTCGTCTGACACAACGATTACAATTAGTGATGCCACGCAAGTGGGGTCTACTGGGTTTATTAACATTGATTCAGAGACCATTTACTATGCAAACGTAAGTGGGAATCAGTTGTTAAATTGCGTTAGAGCTCAGAACAACACCACTGCTGCCGCGCATACGGCTGGTGCGGCCATCTATGCCAATTTTCTCCCTTGCATTAATGTGTGGCCAACGCCCGCAGATCCTGGTGATCAGTACACGTTCGTTTACTGGCGTCTGCGTCGTATGCAAGATGCTGGTGGCGGTGTAAACGTCCAAGATATTCCGTTTAGATTCATCCCATGCATGGTTGCTGGGTTGGCTTTCTATTTGTCGCAAAAGATTGCAGGCGCAGAAATGCGTAGCCCGTACCTCAAGTCAGAGTATGAAGAGCAGTGGGCATTGGCATCTACTGAGGACAGGGATAAATCGGCTGATCGTTATGTTCCAAGGGGCATGATGTATGCCTAATAAGTTTGCCTCTGGCAAATGGGCAATTGCGGAGTGTGATCGCTGTGGTCAGCGGTACATGCTTAAGCAGTTAAAGAAACTGGTTATCAAGACAAAGCAGGTAAACATAAAAGTATGTCCTGAGTGCTGGGAACCAGATCAACCTCAGTTGCAATTGGGTATGTATCCAGTTGAGGATGCCCAGGCTTTGCGTGAGCCACGGCCCGACTTGAGTTATGTAACTTCTGGTACTAGTGGGTTGCAGACAAATCTAACTGGTGGTACTGGCCCAGATGGATTGGGTACCGTTGAAGGCGGTAGCAGGATAATCCAGTGGGGATGGAATCCAGTAGGTGGATCATCATTTTTTGATGCCGTTTTAACGCCAAATTACTTGGCTTTAGCGGTAAGTATTGGTACAGTTACAGTAAGTACAACTTAGGAGTTGAAAATGGCAAAAATGGAAAACCATGCAGAAAAAGGCGAGATGAAAGCAGACAAGAAACAAGACGTCGCTCTCATCAAAAAGGCTTTTAAACAGCACGACAAGCAAGAACACAAAGGCGGCAAAGGTACTGCTTTGAAGTTGGCTAAAGGTGGCAAGACCAATGAGATGATGAAGTCTTATGGCCGTAATATGGCTAAGGTTGTGAACCAGCGCGGTTCTGGACGCGGAGGCTAATATGGCTAAATTCAGCATGAAACAGGGTGGCAAAGAAGTTGGCTCAGCCAGCGTCTATGCTAAACCACACACTATGGATAGTGGCTCGGTGTCTAACCAAGTTCCTACCGAAACTGGTGCCAAGCGCATGACAGAGATGAATCCTTCTGTTGGCGGTATCAGCAAGGGTAATTACAAGCCTGTAAAGACCGATGGCATCAAAATGCGTGGTGCGGGTGCAGCGACTAAAGGCGTAATGTCGCGAGGCCCGATGGCATGAATTACTCCGAATTAGTAACTGCAATTCAGTCTTATACGGAGAATCAGTTCCCTGATGTATATCTTGCAGACGGGAGCGTTGAGACTTCGACTACTCAGATTAACCGTCTGATTGAGCAGGCTGAGCAACGCATTTACAACTCGGTACAGTTTCCATCGTTACGCAAGAACATGATTGGCGCTATGACGACAGGGCTAAAGTACCTGTCGGCACCAGATGATTTCTTGTCCGTATATTCAATGGCTGTCATTGAGGGATACGGTACATCTGCTGAAACTTACACGTACCTTTTAAATAAGGACGTTAACTTTATCCGTGAAGCCTACCCAGAAACTGGTGCGGCTTATCGCGGGTTGCCAGCCTATTACGCCTTGTTTGGCCCAACGATTACAGGTAGTACGATTACTACTGAGCTCTCGTTCATACTCGGCCCAACGCCAGATGCAGCCTACAACGTAGAGTTGCACTATTACTATTACCCAGAGTCAATCACTACAGCCACTACAACTTGGCTTGGGGATAACTTTGACACCGTTCTTTTGTATGGTTGCTTGGTTGAAGCATATACCTACATGAAGGGCGAAGCAGATTTGATTGCTTTGTACGACGGAAAGTACAAGGAAGCGCTTGCCTTGGCTAAACGCCTTGGAGACGGTCTTGAGCGCAGTGATGCGTACCGCAGTGGTCAGTACCGTGAGGCGCCATTACCTCAGAATCGGGGGGTTAAATAATGGCTTTCACTGGCAACTGGGCGTGTAACACGTTTAAAACGGGCATGATGAATGGCACGTTTAACTTCACGTCTGGTACGTTCTACATAGCCCTGTACACTAACGAAGCCACGTTGGACGCTACTACCACTGCTTACACCACAACAGGGGAAGTAACTGATTCTGGATATACCGCTGGCGGGCAGGTTTTAACGATCTCCCAGGTACCCACGATTGGCGACCAGAGCGGGAATGCAACGGCTTATATATCTTTTGATAACGTGTCTTGGTCTGGTGCCATTACTGCGCGTGGAGCATTGATATATAAAGCCGGAGATAACGGGGCTATTTGTGTGCTTGACTTTGGTAATGACAAGACATCTACCACGACATTCACCGTACAATTCCCTGCAATTACTAACACTTCAGCCATCATAAGGATTGCGTAATGGCACTTGTAAACACAACTTATGGCGAGATGGACGAGTCACTTCTGGAGAAGAAGGAAGGTTCATTTGAGGATGACAACGAATTAACCACTTGGGTTGAGTATTGGAAAGACGGCGAGTTAGTCCATCGTTCTGCCCATGTGACGCTAAAAAAGCACCCTACCTTTGCAGGTGGTGAACTAACCAATTTTGTATAAGGAGCCATCATGGCAAATACCGCATCCCTTTGCACATCTTTCCTAGCGGAGTTGATGACTGCAACCCATAACTTTGGTGTTGCTCCTACTCGCGCCACAACAACCGCAGACACTTTCAAAGGTGCGCTGTACTTAGCTTCTGCTACTTACAACGCATCCACTACGGCTTATTCAGCCACAGGCGAAGTATCTGGTACTAACTACACAGCCGGTGGTGTGACGGTGACTAACGCTACAGTGCCTGCTTCAACAAACACATCGGCTACGGCGGGTACGGCTTACTGGACTCCTTCAGCATCGCTTGTATATACAAACGTAACCCTGACGACAGCGTTTGACACCGTGCTGATTTATAACTCTACCCAGTCCAACAAGGCGGTGGGTGTGTATACATTTGGTTCACAGACCATCACGGCAGGCACGTTCACTTTGACGATGCCATCTAACACAACGTCAGCAGCGTTAATTCGCATAGCAACAACCTAAGCGGAGGCGGCATAAAGCCGTAGACCATGTTTGGCATATCCGCTTACGCACAATCCCCGTATGCCTCGTTAGGCACAAACGACATTAGTGTCGCTCTGACGGGTAAGTCTGCGTCTGCGTATGTTGGAACTCTAACGCCTAGTAGCACAGTCGGGCTAACCGGCCTGACATCTTCGGCATTTGTTGGCACGCTTACACCTGTTCCATCTATTGGACTGACTGGTAATGTTGCGTCAGCATACGTAGGAACCCTTACTCCTAGTATCACGGTAGCCCTGACAGGGTTAACAGCCAGTGGATTTGTTGGTACTCTTACAGTCAATAAATCTTACCCATTCCTTGGGGATGCGGCCGTTGCTTACGGCGGTCAGCTTGAAGTTAGTGTTACTGTTGCCCTGACTGGTTTATCTGCTTTGGGCGCTAGTGGTACGCTATCTCCAGAGAAAGAGATTGCTATATCTGGTAATGCGGCGACTGCATCGAGCGGTTCGCTTGGAGTTGTGTTGTCTCCTGCGTTGTCTGGTCTTTTGGCTACAGCGTCACAAGGCACGCTAGCTGCGGTTTACTGGACTATCGTTATAGACAGTCAAGACGCAAACTGGCAAAATATAGATGACTCTCAATCTGCTGGCTGGGCACTCGTTGACGACGCAGATACCGCTGGCTGGGTGTTGATTGACACCGTTGTAAGTTAAGGAAAAATATGGCTCTTGTACTAGCAGACCGCGTAAAAGAAACCACCGCCGTGGTTGGCACAGGCACCGCTACGCTTTTGGGCGCGTCTACAGGCTTTCAATCTTTTGCCGTGATTGGCAACGGAAACACCACCTACTATACGATTGCAGGGCAAGGAACTTCAGAGTGGGAAGTCGGAGTGGGTACATACACATCATCAGGGACAACCCTAGCCCGCACTACTGTATTGTCATCAAGCAACTCAGGCTCACTAGTTAACTTCAGCGCGGGGACAAAGGACGTCTTCGTAACCTACCCCGCCGAGTACTCGGTGACTAACAACCCCCCTACGCAAAACATCCTTGACCAAGCGTACTTTATGGGATTCATAAACGGATAAACCATGACTACATACACCAACGTATCCTATGCAGTAAAGAACGTCAGCACCAGCGGTTCGACTGCAACGACAGTAGCCTCATCAACAACCTTGGCTGTAGCCAGCCTTGTGGTGTCTAACACTTCTACTTCACCAATCACCTGTGATGTCTACATTACCCGTTCGGCAGTTAACTACTACATAGTCAAGGGGGCTACCGTGGCGGTAGGTGGGTCGAACGAATGTATCCAAGGCAACAGGATTATGTTGCAGGCAAGCGATGCTCTAGTGGTTGTATCCAGCGCGGCTTCTTCGGCTGACTGTTGGGTGAGCGGAATGACGGTGCTCTGATATGGCGTTTATTGGTAACACCCCCACAACTCAGGCTTTCACGCCAGCCGTTGATTACTTCAGCGGTAACGCAAGTACGACCGCATTCACACTGTCTCGCCCAGTTGCGTCTGTGGCGCAGGTGCAGGTGGTGGTTAACAACGTAGCCCAGAACCCCAGTTCAGCCTACACAGTCAGTAGCAACACAATCACATTTACTTCTGCGCCGTCAGCAGGTACTAACAACATTTATGTGTATTACAC